GATAAACAAATTAGAAAACTTTATCGTATAGGTAGAGGTGAACAAGGCGTATTACTTGTTAGACCTTATACAAATGATATATGTAAATACTGGCGATTTAAAACCGTACCCACAGCCAGAAAATCAGCAAAACAAATATATGAAATGTATGCCGATTACAGAGCAGTAAATGACTTTGTTGGTATGGATATGTGTAGAAAATTTTTAGAAATGGGTTTTACAAGAGCCAGACGTTATGCTAATCATAAAGATGGTAATAAGTATGATGAAAACGGTAACGTAAAACCACAGGAACCAGATTGGGCAACAAGTGAAAAAGCACAGGCTGCTAAAGTATTCAAATTATTTAGAGATAGAGTTACCAAAGACTCTAAATATATAAAGATGAGAAAGATGTGGCGTGAGTATGAGAATCACAATATACAGGCGCTACAATGAATATATTAGTCTTGACTTCAGCCCACAGGAGCTTGACAATATCAAACAACAATGTTATAGTATGGGTATAAAATGGTATACGATAAGTTATACAGATAAGGAAATGACAGAATATGAGCGACTTTTTAAAAGACATAATTAAAGAAACAGGTAATGAATATGCTACGTTGGCAAAAGATGGAGTATCTGGAGGTGATGTAGATAGTTTCATTGACACAGGTTCATATTCGTTCAATGCCTTGTTATCAGGTAGTATCTATGGTGGTCTACCAGGAAATAGAATTACAGCAATTGCAGGTGAAGCTGCTACAGGTAAAACCTTTTTTGCATTAGGTGTAGTAAAACACTTTTTAGAAACAGACAAAGACGCAGGTGTAATCTACTTTGAATCAGAGAATGCTATCTCTAAAGATATGGTAGAATCAAGAGGCGTTGATAGTCAAAGATTAGTTGTAATGCCAGTTGCAACGGTACAAGAATTTAGAACACAATCAATTAAAATTATAGACAAATATCTGGAACAACCAGAAGACAAACGTAAACCTATGATGTTTGTATTAGATAGTTTAGGTATGTTATCTACTACAAAAGAAATGGAAGATACGGCTGCTGGTAAAGAGACTAGAGATATGACAAGAAGTCAGATAGTCAAGTCTGCTTTTAGAGTTTTAACATTGAAACTTGGACAAGCAAATGTTCCTATGATTATGACCAATCATACTTATGATGTTATTGGTTCAATGTTTCCACAAAAAGAAATGGGTGGCGGTTCAGGTCTGAAATACGCTGCTTCATCAATCATCTACCTAGGTAAGAGAAAAGAAAAAGATGGTACAGAGGTAGTCGGTAATATTATACATTGTAAAAATTATAAATCAAGAATAACAAAAGAGAATGCTCAGATAGACGTAAGATTAACATACAAAACAGGTCTTGACAAATACTATGGTCTTTTAGAACTCGCTGAAGAAGCTGGTGTCTTTAAGAAAGTATCTACAAGATATGAAACGCCAGCAGGTAAGGCGTTTGGTAAGTCAATCTATGGTGAGCCAGAAAAGTATTTTACAAAGGATATATTGGATAAGATTGATGAATACACAAAACAAAAATTCACCTACGGACAAGACGAAGAAGAGTAAGAGATACGCCTTTGCACAAAAAGAAGGCGAAGAATTTTCTTGTATCAAAATAACAGAGGGTAAATTTAAAGATGTAATTTACCACTATGGCAGAGTTGCATTTGCACCTGAAAGTGAGATACAAAAAGACGGTAAACTTCCTATGAAGTTTGATTACACCGTTAGAAAGAATCCTAATAATCTTATCTTGCTTGACAATAAAGAGTTTATAGATTATATTGGTGATATTTTGTTAGAACTATTAGAAGACCAATTAAATAGAGGCGATATTATTAATGATAAGTGATAGAATAGAATACACAATATTAAGTAATCTCTTTCACAAAGAAGAATATGCTAGAAAGGTTTTACCTTTTCTAAAAGAAGATTACTTTGTAGAGAGAACTGAACAAGTTATTTTTAAAGCTTGTTATGATTTTATTACAAAGTATAATAACGTACCTACAAAAGACGCAATACTAATTGAAGTTGGTCATAGAAAAGACATTAACGAAACTGAACACCAAAAGATAAAAGATTATATTAATGCTGTAAAAGATTTAGAAACAGACGAACAATGGCTATCAGATACTACTGAAAAGTGGTGTAAAGATAGAGCCGTGCATAATGCAGTATTAAGTGGTATCAAAATACTAGATGGCAAAGATAAGAAACAAACACCAGAGGCAATACCTGGTATCTTATCAGACGCATTAGCAGTTTCTTTTGATAATCATATTGGTCACGATTATATTGATGACGCACAAAACAGATATGAATGGTATCACACTAAAGAGAAAAGATATAAATTTGACCTAGAATATATGAATAGAATTACCAAAGGTGGTGTTCCTAGTAAAACTTTGAACATTGCTCTTGCTGGTACTGGTGTTGGTAAATCTTTGTTTATGTGTCATATGGCCTCTCACTTCTTAACAGAGGGTCAAAACGTTTTATATATTACTTTAGAAATGGCTGAAGAAAGAATTGCTGAACGTATTGACGCAAACTTATTAGATGTTTCTATGGACGACCTCCACGTAATGCCAAAAGATTTGTACGATAACAAACTTAAAAAGATTTCAGATAAGACTTATGGTAAATTAATTATCAAAGAATATCCAACTGCCTCTGCTCATAGTGGTCACTTCAAGGCATTAATAAATGAACTTGCATTAAAGAAATCATTTAGACCAGACATTGTGTTTATTGATTATCTAAACATATGTGCTTCAAGTAGATTCAAAGGTGGTAATATTGGTTCTTACTTCTATATTAAGGCTATTGCTGAAGAGTTAAGAGGTCTTGCAGTAGAATTTAATGTACCAATCTTTAGTGCTACACAAACAACTAGAACTGGTTATACTTCAACAGATATTGGACTAGAAGATACGTCTGAATCTTTTGGTCTACCAGCAACTGCTGACTTTATGTTTGCCTTAATGTCAAACGAAGAACTAGAACAACTAGGTCAAATGAAAGTCAAACAATTAAAGAATAGATATAATGACCCAAGCGTCAACAGGTCATTTATTATTGGTGTAGATAGAGCCAAGATGAGACTATATGATGTAGGTCAAGGTGCTCAAAATATTGTTGACAGCAATCAAAAAGAAGTAGAACAAAAAGAAGTGGCTTACGATAAGTTTAGCGACTTTAAATTATAATGCCTAGAAAAAAGACACAAAAGGTAAAATTTCATAAAGGTGACAAAAGGCCAGGTGGTAAAAATATGAAACTAACATACACAACTAACTTAATGAAAAAGGGTAGAAAGATGGTTTGGCAAGTAATAGAAAGTCCGACCAACTCAATAATTAAGTCGTTCTTTTTTGAAGAAGACGCTCAATCGTTATGTGATTTTCAGAATAAACACCAAGTATGGTCAGTAAGTGGTGGTATACCAAGTTTCCTATGTGAAAACTTCCGAGGAAAGTAGTTGCCATTCTCTCCTAAATATAGTAGGAGAGAAGAATGCTACAACAAAAAGACAAATTACTCATAGAACAAGCAGCCAAAAAAGCTGGTGGTCAGATAGAATTTCAACAGAAAAAATCTACCAAGACAGCGATGGTTTACTATGTTCGTGTGTCTAATAGGGTTGACGCAAGACGTAATTTACAAAACTTTATTAAGTCTAAAAAGATAAAGTTTGAAGAAAAGAAAACTAGTTTATCTAGTGAGAATATTACAGAGTTTGGTATAGGTGATTATACAATAAGAATAGTATATAAACCTAGGTCAGGTGGTATGACAGAAACCACTTTGAATTCTACTATAACTGAACTTGTACCTTGTTTAGCTTTCTTAAATAAAATTACTGAAAGAAATCCAGAAAAACTTTATGAGAAAGTATTAGCATTACCTCAAAAACAAACTTGTTATGTTAATGCAGCTGACCAAAAAGCAGGTGTAGATTTTTTAGAAGATATGCCAAAGTCATCTAAATTTAAAGAGAAGATGACCAATGCAGTTGCTATAACAAAATTTCTTGAAGATACTCATAGAGATAAAAAGATAGATAAAGTTTTCTGGACTTACAGAGCAAAACCAACAGGTGTACCTGCTAATTCGCCAGCTGACCTTGCAATATTCTTTGTAGATAAATCTATTTTAGGTGTATCTCTAAAAGCAGGTGGTGAAACTACAAAAGAACCACTTTTAAATACTTACGTTAATAAAGTATATTATCATTTTGAACCTAGTGGTACACAAATTCAAAGATTGAGAAGTGATTTATATAGAAACACTTACTCTAAAATACCAGGTATTAAGTCTGACAAATATGATGAGGGTAATGATAATAGAAAGGTTACCTTTGCAGCTTTAGAAAAATTAGAAAACCAGGATTTACCAAGATATGAACAATTGTATAACGCTAACTTAGCAATCATAAGAAACAAATTAGTTTATACAATGACAAAAGATTTTGAAATGTTTAAGAAGTATTGTAGAAGTGAGATACTAAAACAAAGTGATGTGCCAGTTACCATTATTAAGGCAGTTAACGATACATACAAAGAGGTAAAAGATAGTAATAGATTAAGTGTATTACTTGAACAAGCTACAAGTGTTGAGGGTATGGTATCTGTATCTTCTAAACAAAACTTTGATATTAGAATCAAACAATATAGTAAGGTTCTTGCAGTAATGAATATGGCCGTTAGGTCAAATAAAGTCGGTGTACAACATAAATTAGGTCAATTTTTCAACTTGGCAGTTAAGTACAACGGTCTAAATGAATAAATAGTAATATATTTGTTAATGGATTGAATGAGAGGTTGACAAACCTCATAGATTATAGTATAATGGGCAAAAATGAGAGAAATAAATGTTTAGTTTTAAAGGTTTTTTTACACAGGACAAGAACACACACCTTGAACACCTAGAAGATGATATTATCAATAACGGTGCCAAAGGTGGTGATAACGCAATTAACTTCCTAAAATCAGTAAGAAATATGCTGGCTGGTAATACCGGTGGTGCAGTTAATATGACCGTCAAATGGGACGGAGCGCCTGCTATTATATGTGGTACTAATCCAGAAAATGGTAAATTTTTTGTAGGTACTAAATCAGTATTTAATAAAACTCCTAAAATCAATTACTCAATTGCAGACATAAGAAAAAATCACGGCACAACTGGTGCAGGTGCAAAACTTATCTATTGCTTTAATTATTTAAAAAGATTACCTATAAAAGGTATCTTACAAGGTGACCTATTATTTACAGACGATAAAACAAATGCTACGATTGACGGTGAAACTATGATTACTTTTACACCGAACACAATCACATATGCAGTACCAGCTGATAGTGGTATTGGTAGACAAATTAATAGAGCCAAGATGGGGATTGTATTTCATACATCATATACTGGTAAAGATATGAAAAGTTTATCAGCAGGTTTTGGTACCGTTAGAGGTTCAGGTGGTTCAAATATATTTTTAGCGTCTGCTCAATATACAGATAAATCAGGTTCAGTAAAATTTAATAAGAGAGAGTTAAGTGTATTTGACGCTCAGATTAGAATGGCTGAAGGCTCTTTATCTAAAGCAGGTCCTATGTTAAATGAAATGTCTAAAACAACTAGTGACCAATTCTCTGTTGGTTTTAGATTAAAAACTTTCTTTAATCACTTTATCAAAACAACGCAAGGTAATATGGGTAAAGTTAGAGATATGCAAAAAAGATTTGAAACATATTACGAGAATACATTAGATAATGAAATTGCAAGTAAGAAAACAGATAGAGGTAAAGCACCATATATCAAAGCAAAAAAAGATGGTATGGCATTTATTAAAAGAAATAGAACGGCTTTATATTTTGCAATCGCAAGTCATATAACTTTAGCAAATTGTAAGAATACATTATTAAGAAAGATGAATCAAATTCAAAGTATTGGTCACTTTGTTAGAACTTCAAATGGTTATAGAGTTACCGCTCCTGAAGGATATGTGGCCGTTGATAGAGTTGCAGGTGCTGTAAAACTTGTAGATAGATTAGAATTTAGTAGAACTAACTTCACATTACCGAAAGGTTGGAATTAATGATAAAAATTTTAGATAAGTTTTATTCAATATGTGAAAGTATAGGAAGTAGAATGTCATCTTGGGCTTGGCAAAAAAGATGGTGTAATAGAGAAAAAGGAACAGGTTATAGAAAATGAAATTTGTTGAAAGATTTTTAAGAGAAGTAAAAGGTGGACCTTGGCAAATAATTATGATAGGTGGACCTGGCTCTGGTAAATCTACCTACTCAAAATATATTACAAAGCATTTTGATATACCACACATTTATACTGGTGATATGATGAGAGACTTAGCAAAGAAAGATACACCAGACGGAAAGAAAGTAAAAGAATTATTAGACCAAGGTAAATTTGCACCAACAGAAATTGTAATGCGTGAAGTAATGAATAGACTAAAACAACCAGACGCAAGAAACGGTTATGTATTTGATGGTTTTCCTAGAAATATGGAACAAGTCAGAGCAATGGATGAAAACAATATTGAACATAACTTTATTATTAACTTACAAGTTTCTGAACAAGAAGTAATTAAAAGATTGACGGCCAGAGGTAGAGCAGACGATAAACCAGAAACAATTAAACAAAGATTAAAAGAACACGAAAAACAAGTTGGTCCTGTAATCAAACATTATGAAGACCAATTAATAAATATTAAAGCTGAGGGTGCTGAACCTGAAGTTATTGCAAACAAAATAATTAAAAGAATAGAAAGATGAAAAGTTATAACGACATAAGATTTCAAGAGTTAAAAGAGGGTTTATATGACCCTAATATATTCAAAGCATTTTTTCTTGCAGGTGGTCCAGGTTCTGGTAAAACATTTGTAACCAGAAGTGCATTTGGTGGTACAGGTTTAAGAATGATTAAC